GGGGTCCGCAGCTTTCCAAGGGCAGCAACACGCACAAATGCAGGCGTATCGTTCTCCTTACGTTCCAGCGTATCCGTGGTTTTATCATAGGAGTGGCCGCCGAGTTCTGCCTCATCAGCCAGGCTCAAATAGCTTCGGTCGATGGTAAGCTTGGCAGAAGGGGAGCCGCTGTCTCTCTGTTCCCGGCGATCGCCGGCCCACAGTTCGCTGCTTTCGCTGTCGTTTTCGCCAGCATAGCTGATGACGGCACGGGTGATTTTGCCAGCGCCGAGG